GTTCCGTCCCCGATCGAGCAGTTGGTCAAACAGGCACGGCCCTTTGCCGCTCCGTTGCTTGCGCCTGATCTGAGCGATGCCGAGTACCTGCGCGCGTTTCTGACCCCCCTGGGTGCTGACATCGATCGCCCCAACCTGTTCATCGACCGGACCGGTACGCGCATTCCGATTTCGGTCAACCTGCTCCTCGATCCTTCCGGGCGCCTGAAACTTCGCAAGCGAGGCCGCGAACGCTATCTGGCGCGGCTAGCGGAGACGATCCTCGATCCGGATGAAATCTGGCTGGGGCTGTCGTCGAAGCCGGACCTGCGCGATCCTGATCTGTCCGAACTGCTGATCGACCGGCGATACATCAGGGTGGATGCAGACACCGGCGCGCTTGGTGTGTTCCAGATGGGACGCAAGTGGTGGGAAGAGACAACGGTCTACCCGGTCTTCCAGGAAAAACCTGCACGGAACCAGCGCCTGATCGACCTGAGACGCGGAGGAAAGCTGCTATGGAAACGGCAGTAAAATCATGGCTGCCCGGGGGCGATCCGGGCAGCCGTGTCGGGGCGCTATCAGGAACATCGCCGTTCATGGCAGGACCGACGAGATCAGGATAGGGCTTTTTACACGGGGTTTCAACGGATGAGCGGCATCGCCATCACCATCACCGTAAGGGACGAACCCGCGCTGGCACCGCTGCGGGCGATGCTGGCGCGGTTCGACCGGCGCGAGCCGTTCTTCAAGGGCGTGGCCGGTCAGCTGATGTCCTCGACCAGCGACCGCTTCCGGTCGCAGACCGATCCGCAAGGGCGGCCCTGGACGCCGCTTGCCGCATCAACCATCCGCAACCGGACGCGCAAGGGCCAATTGCCGCTGACTATCCTGCGGTCGAACAGCCGCGGCATGGCCGGGTCGCCCCTGGCAGGCTCGATCCACGCCAGCGCCACGAACGACGAGGCGCGCATCGGATCGGTCAAACCCTATGCCGCCATCCACCAGCTGGGCGGCACGATCGACAAGCCCGCGGGCACCCGCTGGCTGGCCGGGCGGCGTTTCGCGAAAAAGGCCACCAGCCCCGAAGGACGGGAGGTCGGAATCCCGGCCCACCGCATCAGCATCCCCGCGCGGCCCTTCCTGGGGCTGTCGCCCGGCGACGAGGCCGCGATCCTGGAACAGGCGGACCGGTGGCTGCGGGGCTGATCGCGCTGGCGGCCCGCTGGGCGGGTCTGACGGGTTCCGGGGCGCAACCCCCGGGGCGAAGCCGGCAAGGCCTGTTAGCCCCCCGTCAGGATCGATTGCAGGGGCATCTGCGGCCCGGGGCGCGCGCCAGGGCTTGATCCGCGGGCCGGTCCGGGGCCATCCTGCGCGCGAAGGCCCCGTTTTCCGGCCTGCGGCAGTGACCGGAGATCATCTCCGGGCGAAGCCTGCCCGCGCATCGCGCAAAGGTCGTCCGGACCGCAACCCCGGACAGGCCCGATGCCCGAGACACCCAGCCCCCCTGCGACACCGCCCGCGGCCCTGACCGCCCGGGTCGAGGTCTTCCGCCCCGGCACCTTCCGGCCCATGGCGGGCGATCCGATCCGCTATTCGGCGGCCGATCTGCGCGCGATCGCCGATGCCTACGATTTTGCCACCGCCCCGGCGCCGGTGGTGGTGGGCCATCCCGAAACCGATGCCCCGGCCTACGGCTGGATCGAGAGCTTCGACTATGACGCCGCATCGGAACGGCTGTTCGCCAACCTGACCGACATCGACCCGGCCTTTGCCGAGCTGGTCAAGGCCGGACGCTACCGCAAGGTGTCGATGGCCTATTTCAGCCCGAGCCAGCCGCACAACCCGGTGCCCGGAACCTGGTACCCCAAGCATCTGGGGTTCCTGGGGGCTGCGGCCCCGGCGGTGTCGGGGCTGAAGAACGCCAGCTTTGCCGGGCCCGCGCATGCCGTGTTCACTGCCAGCTTCGGCGATCCGGCTGCCGAAGAAACCGCAGGCATCCTGCGCGCCTTGCGCGAGTTCTTCATCGACCGCTTCGGGCTGGAAGATGCCGACCGCGCGCTGCCGTCCTGGCGCATCGAATGGCTGGGCCAGATGCCCGGCGACAGCCCCGCCCCGACCGCTGCGGCCTATGCCGCCGAGCCTGCCCCCACCAAGGAGAGTGTTCCCGTGACCCAAGCCGACCCCGCCTTCGCCGCGCGCGAGGCCGAGATCGCCGCGCGCGAGGCGCGCATCGCCACCCGCGAAGCCGAGATCGCCCATGCGGCCAACGTGGCCTTTGCCGAGCGCCTGGTCGAGGAAGGCCGCCTGCTGCCCGTCTCGCGCGACCGGGTGGTGGCGATCCTTGATGCGCTGCCCGCCGGTGCGACCGTCAGCTTTGCCGCTGGCGAGGCACCGGTCCCCACGGCCGAGGCGCTGCGTGCGGTGCTGGAAGCCCAGCCGAAGGTCGTGACCTTCGGCGCCCTGGCGCTGGAGGATGACCAGGCGCAGGGCGGCGCCGCCTTTGCTGCCGACGGCCGGGCCGTCGATCCGGCGCGGCTGGAACTGCACCGCAAGGCCGAGGCCTACCAGCGCGCCAACCCGGGCACCGCCTACGCGGCTGCCGTCAAAGCCGTGTCCTGAAGGAGGCACCGATGCAGTATTTCCAGGATGTGCTGACGCTGAGCGTCACCTCGACCGGGCTGTGGGACGCCCTTGATCTGGTCGGTCCGGCCGGGGCCAAGGTGACCACCGCCGATGCGCCCGTGCTGGGCGTGGCCAAGCATCCCAACACCGTGGTCGGCGACGCAGGCGCCGTCATGGTGATCGGGGTGGCCCGGGTGAAGGCGGTGGGTGCCGTCACCGCCGGGGCCCGGATCGTTTCGGCCAATGGCGGCGTTGCCGCCGCCGGTGCGACCCCCGCCAACGCCTTTGCCACCGCCCTGACGACGGCCGCCGATGGCCAGTTCGTCGATATCCTCATCCGCTGAAGGAGGCCCTGAATGGCGCCCGTCAACACCCGCACCGCCGCCGTCGTCGATCCGATCCTGTCGACGCATGCCCGCGGCTACCGCAACCTGGAATTCATCGCGCATCTGCTGTTCCCGCGGGTGTCGATCCCGAACCGCTCGATGCGGGTCATCAAGTTCGGCAAGGAAGCCTTCCGGATGATGAACACCCGCCGTGCGCCCGGTGCCGACAAGAAGCGCGTGCAGTACGGCTATGCGTCCGACCCGATCAGCCTGGTGCAGGATGCGCTGGAAGGCGTGGTGCCGATCGAACACCAGGAAGAGGCGATGGCCGTGCCCGGCATCGACCTGGGCCAGGGTGCCGTGAACATGGTGCTGGACGTGATCGATCTGGGTCACGAATACGAGGCGGCGCAGCTGGCGCGCACCCTTGGCAATTATGCCGCCTCCAACCGGCTGACCCTGACCGGGGCGGATCGCTGGACCAGCGACACCAGCGACCCGCTGGGCGATATCGACGCCGGCAAGGAGGCGATCCGCCGCCTGATCGGGCGCTATCCGAACACCCTGACGCTGGGCCCCTCGGCCTTCAATGCGCTGAAGCGGCACCCGAAGATCCGCGAGCAGTTCAAGTACACCAGCGCGCAGTCGATCACGACCGAGATGCTGGCGGCCTATTTCGACGTGCGCCGTGTGATTGTCGGCAAGGCGGTCTGGCTGCCGGAAGCCGCCGCCGAAACCTCCGCCGCGTCGGACGTCTGGGGCGACGATGCGATCCTGGCTTATGTTCCGGAAACGGGGAACAACTTCCAGGTGCCCTCCTTCGGCTACACCTACGAGCTGACGGGGTATCCGCAGGTCGAGGTGCCGTATTTCGAGCGGTCGAACGACAGCTGGATCTATCCGACCAAGGCCGAACGGCGCACCTACCTGACCGGCGCCGAAGGCGGCTTCCTGTTCCAGAACGCGGGCCTTGCGGCGTAAGGGGGCAGGCATGGACAAGGTTCGCATCCGCCTCGGCGGTCCCGCCAAGATCGGCGGAAAGGTCCACCCTGGAGGCGCGGAGATCGAGGTCGATCCCGCGCTGGCCGCGGAACTGGCCGCCTTCGGCCTGGTCGAGGCCGCCCCGGCCGCCCCCGCGCGCGACGAGCGCCTGATGACGCAGGCCGAATTCGAAACGGCGGTCGCTGCTACCGCCAAGGTGCTGGCCGAAAGCATGCTGGAGGCCGTGACCGCCGAGGCCATCCAGCCGCTGGAAGACCGCGCCGTCCGGGCCGAAGCCGAGCGCGATGCCGCGCTGGCCCGGGTTGCCGAAATGCAGGCCGTGCTGGCGGCCGCGACCGACGACAAGCCCCCCGAGGATACCCCCCCGAGCGCGACCGCGGCCAAGACCACCCGCAAGGGTGCAGCCGCCACCAAGGGCTGAACGGCCCCGCCCCGGGCGCGGTTCGCGCCGCGCCCGGGATCCCGATCCGAAGGAGGAGTTTCCGATGACCCCGCATTCCGGCCTGCCTGTTCCGGGGTACCGACCGCAATCCGATGCGGCGATCCGGCTTGTGACGGCCTTCAAGCAGGCGGAGGAAGCGCTGTTGCGGCAGCTGGATGTCTTGAAAGACAACCCTGCTTATGACCAGCGCTGGCTGTCCGTCGCCCGGACCCATTTCGAGCAGGGTTACATGGCGCTGAACCGGGCCGTTTTTCGGCCCGAACGCATCCGCCTGCCCGAGGATGACCAGCCGTGACCTACGCCACCCTGTCCGACCTTATCAGCCGCGCGGGCGAGACCGAGCTGCGCCAGATCGCCGACCGGGACCGGGACGGGGTGCCCGATCCGGCCGTGGTCGATGCGGCACTGGCGGATGCGCGCGATGCCATCGACGGCTATATCGGGGCGCGCTATGCGCTGCCGCTGACCGAGGTGCCGCCGCTGGTGCGGGTCTGGGCGGTGGCGATTGCCCGTCACATTCTTCACCGCAATGGCGCCCCCGAGCACGTGGTCCAGGATTACAAGGATGCCATCGCGTCATTGAAGGATGTGGCGCGCGGGCTGATCACGCTGCCGGTGGCGGACGGGGCCGCGGCCCCGGCGCCGGTGACCGGCGAGGTGCTGGCCGCGCATCCGTCGCAGGTGTTCACCCCTGATCGGCTGCGGGGCTGGTGATGCTGGCCATGCTGATCGCCCATCTGACCGCCCGGCTGACCGATCCGCGCTGGACCGGCATCCATGCTGCCGAGGAGATCGACGCCCTGGCCGACCTGGCCGGGCAGATCGACAGCGGGTCTGCCATCGTCATGCCCTGGCGGGAAAGGGCCGATCCCAACAGCCTGATCACCGGGTTTCGCCAGCCGGTCGCGGTGCAGTTCCTGACCGGGATCGTGCTGCGCGAACAGGACCAGTTCCTGGGCGGAGACCGCGCCGCGGCCTTTGACGCTTACAAGGCCGACATCGAGGCGGCGCTGG